AGCTCATTCGGCAATGTCCGGATGCCGAGCTGATTTACGGACCTCTAGCGGTTGATGAGCCCCAGCCTCTCGTGTTGTCCCCGCCACGGTCCGTTGACCCGAGAAATATTCGCGTTCTGACCGGGCGGATCGCTGGCCACCCGCCCCCGCAGCGGTTCAACCCGACTGCGGCGGCTATGTCGCCCAACGAGTTTCCCGTGGCGGACGGCTAGGCATCCTTCGGCGATCGCTTCGGAAACTGGGCGTCTTCGACTGGAGTCACCGCGCCACTTGCGCCCTACCAACCGCTTTCGCCGCCTCCGCAGGCTCAAAGACCGCTCGGCATCGTCAGCGGCAAGCCGCTGCCGATCTTCGGGTTCTCGGACCCGTCCGAGACGTCAGGCGAAGAAGATTGGTCCGGGTCGCGGCTGAGGCGCGCGGACTGGACAGGACGGGGATGATGGGCCGATTACAATGGCGACCGTCGACGAGTCTTGCACGTGTCAACCGCAAGCTTCGACCGCCACGTCACTCCTGCAATGCTCGCGCGATGCAGTTGGGCCGATCGCCGATTATTGTTTTTGCTTTGCGCGCTGATCGGCGGCCTTTCGCTCGGCTTCGGCCTTGTCACGCGCGTTTGCTTCGCGGCGTAAGCTCTGGACCTCTTCTTGACAATACAGGAGCCGAGCGCCGGGCCGCTTGAATTTCCCTTGGCTGGTTCCTCGCCAGAAGATCGTGTTCTCGTCGATTCGGTTCAGTAAGATCACTTCCTTCAACGACTTGCCGGCCTGGCTATCGTCACAAATGACGTCAAGTCTGATGCCGCCAGTAGCAGTATCGGTCAGCTTGCTGACCGTGCAGCCGTACTCTTCGCCGCCAAGCGAGTTATCGGATAGTTCGACGAAAGCCTCGTCACGTTGCATGCATCTGTTGTCGTGATCCGGGCCAGGGATAGCGTAGACGCCCTCCTTGGGGCGCCATTTCCCTACGGTCTGCTTGGCGATGTCTTGCGCGAGAACTGGCATAAGCCCCCCAATCAGGAGACAAGTGACCGCAAAAGCTCCGCGTAGAAATTTCTGATACCTGCTCCAACCCCGATCCAACTAAATTCTCCCGAACAAGCCTTTGTCTATCAATGCGGTTCTCGGATGAATAGTAGCTGATCAGCCTTGGGTTGAGCAGTCAACTGCAATCCACAACATACCTCTCCCAACAATGCCTCTCACAACCAAGCACGGAGAACAAGATGTCGTGGCACGACATTATGCGTCGCATGTTGTTACCGATCAACGGCGTGTCACCCAACGTGACCAGTCCGTACGGCGACACCAATAGACCGGTGGGTTCGACGAATCCGCATCGTGGCGTGGATTTCAATTATTTCGGTGGACAATACGCGAAGCAGCTAAATCGAAGCTATCCGGCGTTGCGCTCGCCCGTGAGCGGCATTGTGACAAATGCTGGAGAAGGCGATTACGGTACGATCGCCATCAGAGATGCGAATGGCTATTCACATGAGATACTGCATACCCATACTCGTCATATCGCAGTCGGAGATCCGGTAGCCGCAGGGCAATTGATTGGGACGATGGGCAATACCGGCGTAGAGAAACGGAATGTCGAAAAAGGTGCGAGCCATGTCCACTATCAGTTAAAGGATCCGTCAGGTAAAGCGATAGACCCGAGTGCATTCTGGGATCGGCAACGGCCGGTCGATCCTAATCCGGCGCCACCTGCGTATCTCGGCGAACAGCAACAATATTCACGCGACCGCAACACCATAGCGAACAGCTCATTCGGCAATGTGCCGGATGCCGGGCTGATTTACGAACCTCAAGCGGTTGAAGAGCCCCAGCCCCTCGTGTTGTCCCCACCACGGTCCGTTGACCCAAAAAATATCCGCGTTCTGACCGGGAGGATCGCTGGCCAGTCGGCCCCGCAGAGGTTCAACCCGACTGCTGCGGCTATGTTGCCCAACGAGTTTCCCGTGGCGAACGGCCCGGCGTCCTTCGGCGATCGCTTCGGAAACTGGACGTCCTCGACCGGAGTTGCCGCGCCGCTTGCGCCTTACCAACTACTTTCGCCGTCTCCGCAAGCTCAAACGGCGATCGGCATCGTCGGCGGCAAGCCAATGCCGTATTATCCTTTCCCGCCGCCGATCTTCGGGCTTTCCGACCCGTCCGAGACGCCAGGCGAAGAAGATTGGTCCGGGCCGCGGCTGAGGCGGGCGGACTGGAAAGGGCAGGGAAAGTGATGGGCTGGTTGCAATGGCGCTCGTCGACGGGTGGAGCGATCGGATGCGCGTGTCAAACGCAAATTCGACCGTCACCTCACTCCTGCAGCGCTCGCGCGATGCGGCTGAGCTTCTCGTCGATCGCGGCGACCTCGCGCCTCAGCGCTTCGATCTGCGGCCCGCTTCCATGATCCAGTGCGCCAACCGGCGTGCCGCAGTTCGCGCATTGAACGAATGTCAGCTTGCGAGACGCGCCGATCGGCGTGAACAGGCTGAGCTCGAAACCATGTTCTCCGCATTTGACGCAGGCTGAGAAGGCCATTTCGGCTCCTTAGATTTTTTTCAGCTCAGAGCAATCTGTGGCTGTTGACATTGTTCTTGGTTTGTTTTCTTTAAGTAGAGGTACGTCTCGATCGTTTCAAGATGATTTTTTGTTCGCTTTCGCAAGGTTCAACTGGGCTGGCTGAAGCCTTGGGACGAGCACACGTTATGGTTGATTTTGTCCCGCAGTCTGTTTGGCATGGGAGAGCAGGCGTTGCCGTTTCCAGCCACATCGATCGATCCGCGCCAGTGGTCTCGGACCTCTGGTTCACTTATGGCACCCTATGTGTATCCTAAATTTCCTGTTCGATTTCCTAATTGATATGGTGGGCTACACAGTCGCGCGATTGGTTTTGCCACTCGTTTCGTTTCGCAAGATATATGTCCAGCCTCTCAATTCTGCGGAGACGCGCTTTAATGCGCTCGGCTACCGGTATGACGACGACGGACGACTGGAGATAGAATCAACGATTGCAGGTTTCATAGGATTTGTCGTTTGCGTCGTCGTTTTTTTTGGAATCGGTCTGTTGATCCGCGCCGTTGCCTGAACCCCAATCAGGGAATGGTGACGAACGTGCAGTGCGAAGGCCGCGAATGTCTGTCAGGAGATGGTTCTCCAACCGACAGGGGCAATTGGAGATTTTTTGATGTGGGAATTCCTAGTGAGACAACTTCTGAAACAGGCGGGAAGAAAAATTGGGAGCAGGTTTTTCAACGATGAAGCGAATGCACCAGAGGCCTATGCGGATCGAATAAAAAGAGATTTCCATCTGCATGACTATGCTGATGCCTGGGCTCTTTATGATTCGAACCGTGCCTACTCGGAAAGATACTACGATCCGCCACCAAGTGGGCCAGATCGAAACCAGGTGTTGGTACGTGATTCTGCAGCTGCAGCCGGCGTTCCCAGCCGATATAATGTGTTTGAATTTGGATTTCCCGAGGCGGGTCTGACGCCAGATCATTCGGAGCCTTTCAATAACCGTTTCGGAAAATGGGCTTCCTCGCCTGGACGCGTCGTCTCGCAGTCTCCTCTCGGTCTTTCAGATTCGTTCGGCGACCGCTTTGGAAATTGGGTCTCTACTCCGGCAGACGACTTCGACAATTCCTCTCCGGTCTTACGCGCATTGGAGAACTACAGGAGATCGATGGCGCCCGGCGGGTCGACGCTGACGTCGGCCCAAGGCGAAACTCCGCCAATACCCGCGTTTCAGCCGAACGCAGTGTATTCGCCTGCTGGAGATTTCTACGCAAATTTTCCGGGCGTATCGGCAGATGCCGCGGCTCCTTCGACCTCGGCATTCAATGCTCTGGCATCCGGTTTCGATCCTCGGACAGCTGATGGCCCCAGCGCACTCGCGCAACGCTTGGCGGGTCTTTTCAAAGGCGCCGGCCAGTCTGTTGGTGATGGTCCGGTATCTCCCGCGGAGGCCGCTCCGCTCTCCAGGTTAGTGTCGGGCCCAACCGCGCCTGATCTGTCGGACGACGAAGCGCCGACGGTCGTCAGGAGGAGGCCGGAGCGATACCTCAGCCGGCGGGCCTACCCATAGCCAGCATCCGCACGCGATGCGACCACCGAGGCAACGCCGACCACTCAAGATTCGTTCAACGATCGGTTCGAGGACTGGATATCTCGTCGGCAGGCAGCGCTCCGCGCGACTCAGGCCGGCTCCCCCCAAGCGGCGCAGGCTGAGCTGCCGCTCGGCTTTGTCTCTATCAGGCCGATGCTGAACGATCCTACTTCTTCGTCGATCTGGGGCTTTCAGGACTCCGCGACGAAGGGTGACGGCGCGGAAGATTGGTATAACCGTTGGATCCGGCCGTACCTCGAACGATGATGTTCGGAGCGGCGCCATCGCCTCGCGAACGCTCGATAATGATTTCACACACGCAAGAGAAACTTCAGCAATGGCAAAAATGTCTACCTCGGACCTCAAGGCCATGCTGGCCTCCGAAAAAGCCAATGCGCTCGCGGCGATCTCGGCCGCGCGGCTGATGGAAGATCGCGCCGATGCGATGGACTATTATCTCGGCGACATGCGCAAGGACATGCCGGCACAGGATGGCCGCTCGCGCGCGGTCTCGACCGACGTCGCCGACACCATCGAAGGACTGATGCCGAACCTGATGGATATTTTTGCAGGCTCCGACGAAGTCGTTCGCTTCGAGCCGGCCGGTCCGGAGGACGAAGCTGCGGCGCAGCAGGAGACCGACTACGTCAACCACGTTTTCATGCAGCAGAACCCCGGCTTCATGATCCTCTATTCCTTCATCAAGGACGCGCTGCTCTCCAAGGTCGGTATCGTCAAAGTGTGGTGGGAAGAGCGCGAGGAGGAAAGCCGTGAGACTTATTACGACCTGACTGACGACCAGTTCGCGCTGCTCGCGCAGGCTGTGATGGAGTCGGGCGGTGCGATGAAGATTGTCGCGCATACCACGCACGATCCGGCGACGACGCCGGAGAAGGCGAGCTGAGAAGGCGAGCGCCTTGTTCGATTATCATCTTGTAGGAGAGGCGCCGACCCCCAATCAGGAGCAGAAACCTGTCTAATCACCAGGTAAGGACATGCTGGCATGTCGATGAACAATAATGGAAATCTCCTGATACTTCGTTGGCGTTGCCAATACCGATACCGTTGAGCAGGTCACCGAGCACGTCCAAAAATTCTGAGAAAAAGCCTGCCAGAAAGAATGGCTATGTATGCTCCGATTCCAAGCAAGATTCCCTTTCGTCCAAGAAACAAAAACCAAACGTAACACGTAAAGATGAGTCCGAAAAAATGCAGGAGCGCTGGCTTCAAACAACCAGAAGCTCCCTGGCCTAGACGGTCCTGCGGCATTTCTGATCCTGCATGTAATCCTGTCAACTTAGAGCCCGGCTTGGTTGGAGCGAATAATGCCCTTTGAGAATCTGCTAGCGAGATTATTGGCTGAAACTGCGAAGAGTAAAGCAGAGGCGGAGCTTCTATCGCAACATGGTCCACCGTCTCGCAGCGATATCCTTCACGATGGTCTTGTTGGAGTGGGGAAAACTTGGGGAGGCATCCTAGGGACCACGGCTGGAATAATGGGCGGCGAGGCGGTAGGCGGCCCTCTCGGAGCGATCGTAGGTGGAGCGGTTTTGGGACCAACGGGCGCTCTCGCAGGAGGATGGGGCGCTCATGGTGCCTATTTCGAAGGTCAACTTATCCAAGATATTCTCTCGCATCCCGAGTATTGGACAGTTGATGCTGCAGGCGCAATAGTGCCGGCAACGCAGGGTTCGACGTTTCGGTCAAACGAGAATGGCTCAATTCGAGCCGGCGCTCAATTGCAACAGTCATCTGGCGGTCCCGCTGCGAGCAATGAGCTCGTTCGGGATTCCGCGGTTGCAAACGGGCCGGCGCCTTCTGGGCAGATGGGACCTGTTGGATCGGGGAGCAGGCAGCTTTCTTCACGAGTTTTCGACGCCGGTGCGGGTTCGTCCTCTTTCAATTCGTACGTTCCACAAAATGCCCCCGGAGGCCTTCCGGGCTTGATGGCTTCCGTCATGGGCAACAATCCGTCCAATCCGATGCAAGAGCCGCCGCCCGGCGGGTTGCTTGGCCTCATTCAAGAGGTCATGCGCCATCAAGCGCTGGAAAGCGGAAATCGCTGACAGATCCAACGCACGCGGCCCAGATTCTTCGCGTCACCTTCCGAGAGTTCATGACAATGGCTATTCCCATGCTAGGGGCGCCGGCGCAGCCGGCGCCTCCGCTCACGCACGACGTCACCATCGTGACCACCCGCAAGCTTGCGCAGGCGAGAGTGATGGGCGTTCCGCCGGAAGAGTTCGGCATCGAGCGTGGTGCACGCTCGATCCGCGACTGCAATTACTGCTTCCACGAGGTCGTCACCAAGACTGAGGCGGAGCTGATCGCCGAGGGGTTCGATGCCGAGCAGATCAGGTCGTTCGGCGATTACACCGGCAATACCGAGATCGAAACGGTCGCCCGCGACACCGTCGAGGAGCATCTTGGAACAGACGCCGGCGACGTCAATTCGGCGGCGCGGCTGGTCCGCATCACCGAGCACTATGTCCGCATGGACTACGAGGGCGACGGCCGGCCATGCCTCTATCAAGTTATCACCGGCGGCGACCAGGACGAGATCCTCCGCAAGGACGGCAATGACTGCATCACGCCGTTCGACGCGATGCCCTTTGCCGCGACCACGCCGGTACCGATGACGCACCGCTTCTTCGGCCGCTCGATCGCCGATCTCGTGATGCCGCTGCAGCGGGAGAAAACCGCGCTCAAGCGGGGTGCGCTGGACAATCTCTATCTGCACAACAATCCGCGGGTCGAAGTCGCGGAGGCGAACGCCGGTCCAAACACGCTCGACGATCTCCTGGTGTCGCGCCCCGGCGGCGTCGTGCGCACCAAAACTGCGGGCGGCTTGAACTGGCAGGCGGTGCCAGACATCACCACGTCGATCTACCCGATGCTGCAATATCTCGACGCCGAACTCGAGACGCGCACCGGCCTTTCCAAGCAGACCCAGGGCATCGATGCCAATGCGCTGCAGAATCAGTCGGCGACGGCTGTCGCGCAGGTGTTCTCCGCGTCCCAGATGCGCATCAAACTGATCGCGCGGATCATGGCGGAAGGTGTGCGCGACATCTTCGCATTGCTCCATGGCACTATCCGCAAGCACGGTCAGCAGCGGCAAACGGTCCGGCTGCGCAATGCCTGGATCAATGTCGATCCGCGCAACTGGAAGACCCGCGATGACATGACCATCAATGTCGGGCTCGGCTCCGGCGGAAGGCCGCAGCAATTCGCGCAGACCATGGCGATCGCCAACGTTCAGAAGGAATTGGTCGCGGCCGGCAAGATCAACCTGGTGAGCGACCGCGAACTCTACAACACTGCGGCCGAGCTGACGCGGATCATGGGGCACAAGAACCCGGACCGTTTCTTCAGCGATCCAACCGCGGTCAACCCGCAGACCGGCCAGCTCCTGCATCCGCCGCCGACGCCGCCAGCGCGGCCGCCTGATCCAAAGCTGCTGGCCGCGCAGGCGAGGGCGCAGATTGATCAGCAGGCGGCAGCGCACAAGGCGCAGCTCGTGCAGCAGCAGGCGCAGAACGACGCGATCCATCAGCAGGTCAAGATCCAGGCTGAGGTCGAACTGGCAAAAGTCAAGGCCGGCCTCGATGCCAGGATCGCGATGCTCGATGCGCATCTCAGGACTTTGACCGAGGCGCAGAAGATCCAGCACGCCCAGGCGCAGCATCAGATGGATATCGCCGAGACCGCGCTCGGAATGGCGGGTCCCGCGGCGCATCACGATGCGAAGAGCCAGCCGACGAACAAGACGGAGCGCTCGGATGTCTGACGAAAGCCGGTTGGATCTGGCCACGGCGAAGGCTGTTCGCGCGCAAGAGTTGCTTGACAACGAACTTCTCAAGGGAACGTTTCGAACGCTCGAAGAGAGCTATGCTGCCGCCTGGCGCGCCACCACGATCGACGATGCTGCAGGACGCGAAAAGCTGTTTCTCGCCATCAATATCGTCGGCAAGGTACGCGATCATCTCGCAAGCGTCGTTGCAAATGGGAAGCTGGCGCAGGCGGAATTGAAAGAGCTGGCGCGTGCCGCAGAGCGAAGGAAGCGGTTCGGGATGTTATGAGCTGCAATAGGGGACGAAGTACGCAACCTGCGGGAGAGTAGTTGACGTTGTTCATGTTATGTTCTAGGTAACTCCGGAAAGGAGGTTTTTCATACCGAAAGCTGAGCGCTTTAAGTTCGGGCTATTATCATTGGCGATCGCGGCCGACCTCGTTTCGCCCTCGGCCCGGCTGCAACACAAAGTTGTTCGCAAGCCTCTTCGCCACGTGGCGATCGCGCTCCTAAAAACTCAATGGCTATTGGCTTTTTCGGCCCTGCTAGTTCTTCTCACTCCAGGCGAGGGGCGAGCTCAGCAGCCTTTTGACGGACAGAGCTACCATCTTGCCGTGGACTATTGTCGTGGAACGGTGCCGCGCCCGATGGCGCTGAGTTCTGACCGGAAGATTCTTTGTTTTGACGGCTGGGTCGACGACGGCATGGATCTATCCCTGGCGCGCGACCTCAAAGAAAATGGGCTCTTCGTCGTAAGAAGCTTTGGAGGACATGTTCAGACAGCCATTGCGCTGTCCTATTTGCTCCGCGACCGCCGCGCTACGGTTGTCATTTACGACTATTGTGTATCGGCTTGCGCAGGTTACTTGCTTTTCGCGTCAGATCAGACGCACGTCATTAAGAGCTCTCTCGTCGCGTGGCGCGATTCAGTGAGCAGCCCATCTGACTGCACGTCCTTGGAAGTGCCGCGCGACGGAGGCCCCAAAAAGGTCCGGCTTGTTCCCTGTCCAAGTACTCCTTCTAATGATCTTGACAAGTACAAGGCAGTTCTGTCGGCGATGAAACGCTTCTATTCAGAGAGAACCGTTGAATCGCGGTTCGAGCCACCGCCGGATAGTTTTCATGTCAGAAGAGCTCTCAAGAATCTGTATGAGGAAACCGGTGTCTATCCGAATGTCGCATGGACGCTGAATCCGAGATACCACGAGATATTCAAGACAAAAATCTTTTACGAAGCATATCCCGAAAGCCAGGAAGAGGTCGACGCGATGGTCGCGCGACTGCATCTCGGAAGAGTAATCTATGATCCGTAAGCCTACGGTCTAGTCGGCACGAGTGTCGCCGACCTGCACGGCCGCTAATACTCATCCATTGGGCCGGCCTAACGCCAAAATGCGTCTACACAAAGATCTGGAAATTCGTGAAGGAGCAAAGAATACACTGTGATTGATCTTTCTAAAGACGTTGTGGGGGCGCTCGTTTGACGTGGCCGATGTGCGCCGTCATATCGGTCGTCTTATTTAGTTTCTATGGCGTCGACTTTTTTTATTTCCTTTTCCAAAACGTCGTGCCGTGGTTCATCCTGATCGGCTTGGGGCCGCAATTCCCTTGGGTCTCTTTTCCTTTTCAGCTCTGTTCAGGTTTCGTTGGAAGTTGATCGCGATCTTCGCGATCGTTTGGGTACTGCTGTATCTTCGTTTTTTCGGTGGATGGCCGACCGAGTGGCTGAACGCTCAAGGTTTCCATGTGGGTAACCTTCTTACACAGAACTATCCTTCTGGGTGCAGCCAACATGATTTTGTCGTACATGACGTTAAGCAAAAGCTCGGCCTGTGTCGAGGATTCGATCGGGGCGACCATTTCGACTACGTTGTGTACGATACGACAGGCGAGTTTGTTCTGCCTGTCTCTCAGAGATCGCCGGAATGGAAGCGGGCGATGTCTGAGGTAACCAATACTCACGAAGAGTTGGGGTCGAAGGAGAATTGCGCTCACCACCTCTACGGAAATTTCTACACTGTCTTCGTACGCCCTTATGACATGAAGGGCTGAAGGCTTCACATAAGCATTAACTGGCCTTGGCTGTGTATGGCGCTCGTTGGACGCAAGCCGCCTTGCCATCGTCGTAGCGGTAGAGCCTGGGCGCGATTTTCGGCGCCTTGCAGCATCGTATCGAGCCCTCGTCGTGACGGGCTCGCCGTGCTTTCTTGGGGAATTGATCGGCTCACGGCGCGGCGACATGTGGGCGCGCCTGTAGCTTTGGCGTCCCATGTCACGCGCGTGATGGATCCGGTTCCCGGAGCCTCGCAGAAGGCCTATCTCTATTCCGACAGTGCGGGCAGCAACAAGACGGCGGGTAAAATAGCCAACCCCAACAATTATCTCATTGTATCCGAAAAATACACTGAGCAAGACGCCAGAGAATTCGCGGCTAAGCTCTCCGATACGATGCAAAGAAAGGGGACGGTCGCAACGTTCAGCCATCAGGCGGCTTTCAGCCAGGATCGCTACGCCAGCACCAGGCTCAGATCAATCCGAGGAGCAATCCTATTCGTCTTATCTCGGTTCCGGAAAGAGCGGCGCTTCGCCAACGCTCTCACAAGAGGCGGGATCGTTCGAGACCCGTGGCGCGCCTCCAGCACCGACCCGGCTTGCCGACGCATCGATGAACATGACGCCCATCGCGTGGCGCGGAAGAAGCTCAAGGCAGGCAACGTCGACAGCAGGATTGCGGCCGATCTCGCCGCCGGCGAGATCGCGGCGCAGACGGCTGAAACGCAAGCCGTCACGCAGTATCGCGTTGCTGAAATTGGTCACTGGTACGAACCGGACAAATTGATGGGTTATTTCGTAGCCGTTTATTTTGGAAAACTCTTGATTTTTGACAAGGTTCTTGGGCTCGGCACCACAGATCCGCTCGCCGGCTTTGCCTCGGTTACTGCGAACCTCGTGGTCTCTTTCTACTTCGCCAAACGCGGCTTCGAGAATGTAGCGAGAATTATCAAGAGATGAACGTACTGTGCGACGAGAATATCAGGACCATTGTGGCGGAGACGCTGGCCGAACAGCAGCGCCTCGATCGTGACGACATCGACGCCATCGTTGAGAAGGCGATCGCGACCACACTGACGTCCTTTGGAATCGAGGAAGCTGATCGGAAAGAAATGCGGGCCGATTTTCAACACCTGAGACGTTGGCGCAAGAGTGTAGAGCAGGCCCAGAGTTATACTTTCAAGGCTGTGATCACAGTGATCGTGACCGGACTTGTCGGCGCGGCCTGGCTCGGCATCAAGGTTATGCTTGGCAAATGATCCGATCGAACGATCTTTCAATGCGTAACTTCGCGACAGATCGACCGATGAACCAGTGAGAATTGCCGATGTACAGCATAAAGGAGGTCGACGCGCATGATGACGACATCGCCGACACGCTCGCTGATCTTCATCGGCTCACATTCTTCGGAACTGCACCAATTCCAGCGTTCGATTGGGGGCATTGGTGGCTTGCCTTCCACCAGCGCCAGCCGGTTGCTTTTGCGGGATTGATTCCATCCACGCATGTCACCAATGCAGGATATTTCTGCCGCGTCGGCGTGATTGATCGACACTGCGGACGCGCACTGCAGCTTCGGCTGATGCGGGCGCTGGAGTCGCGAGGCCGGCGTAACAATTGGCGATGGATCATCTCAGACACCACGGACAACCTTGCCTCGGCCAATAATTTCATCAAGGCGGGCTATCGGCTTTACCAACCTCGGCACCCCTGGGGCTGGCCTCGAACACTTTATTGGCACAAATGCATCATGATGGGGGGCAGCAAATAACAAGCCAACCATTACGATAGCCTGCGGATGCTTTAGCATTGGAGTTGTGCCGTCAGGCGCGATCGGCAGGTTTTTCCAGATTGGTATTTCGCCCGGTGGCATCTGCCGCCGGGCTCTTTTTGCGTTTCAGGCGCCGTCCATACCTCGACTGAACGGATATCCGTCGCTAGGCGCAATACGAATGGCGGTGCGAAGGAGCTGTGCGCTGGGCGCTCTTGTGGTCCGGTACGAATAAACCCTAAAGTCCGCGCGAAGTGCCAACGCTGCCAATAACGGAAACGACAACGACAGGGAACGCCCTAGCATGACCGCCAGACTGCCATTGCCGGAGCGCCTGCCACGCGCCAAAGACGCGCCGACCGCCCTGGACGGTCTGCTGGTCGTGGATTTCACGCGCGTCGTCGCAGGTCCGGCCTGTACGCAAACCCTTGCGGATTTTGGCGCCGAGGTGATCAAGATCGAGAACCCCGATGGAGGCGACGATACGCGGGCCTACGAACATGCGGAAATTGGCGGCGAGAGTGCGGCCTATATCAGTTTGAATCGCAATAAGCGCGGCATCGCGCTCGATCTTGCCGTTCCCGCAGCACGCGATATCGCACGGGAGCTGATTGCGAAGGCAGATGTGGTCGTTGAGAATTTCTCAAGCGGGGTCATGAAGAAATTCGCCCTCGACTACGACGCCGTCCCGGCGTCCAATCCACGGCTTGTGTATTGTTCGATCTCGGCCTACGGCCGCAAGGGGCCGTTCGCCTCGCGACCGGGTTTCGATCCGATCACCCAGGCCGAAAGCGGGTTCATGTCCCTGAATGGCTTTGCAGATGGGCCTCCCGTCCGAACCGGACCTCCGATCGTCGACATGGCGACAGGAATGTCAGCGTGTAATGCCATTCTGCTCGCGCTGATCGCGCGCGACCGGGTTGGCCGTGGTCAGCACGTCGAGGTCGCACTGTTCGACATCGCAATGTCCATGACCGGTTTTTACGGCATGGCCTATCTGGTCAGCGGTGCGAATCCGGGCCGGTTCGGCAACTCGCCCAACGGGTCCCCGACTGTCGGATTGTACGAGACGGCCGACGGGCCGCTCTACATGGCGTGCGCCAACGACCGGCTGTATCGCCGCCTCGTGACCGAAGTACTTGAGCGGCCTGATCTGATCACCGATCCGCAGTTTGCCTCTCGTAAGGCGCGATCGGCGAATAAGGAAAAGTTGCGCGCGATCATCGCCGGCGTCTTTGCGACCGATCAGCTTGAAAACTGGATGGCCAAGATGAAGAAGGCCAACATACCCGTCGGCCATCTTCGTACGGTCGAACAAGGGTTCAATGCTCCCGAAGCGCGTGAGCGGCATCGCCTCAGCCGGATTCCGCATCCGACCGCCGGCATGGTCCCCAATATCGAGACACCGCTCAACATGGGGCTTACTCCTTGCGTCGATCCGGTGGCGGCGCCACTGCTTGGTGAACACACAAAAGACATCCTGCGCAAAACGCTGGGCTATGATGATCCCCGCATTGCAGAGCTTGCCGAGGCCGGGGCGTTTGGCAGGACCGGCGTCCCGGCTGACTCAGGATAGGTGGGGCGTCGATCTTTCGGCGGCACCGGCCCTAGCCTGACGGCGGGCTATCGTGCTTTGATGGGATTGACGAGCAACTGAACATAAGCCGTGCAAAGCGGCGGTTTGCGGCAAATGCCGCCGGCCCAAGAGGCCAAAAGGGAGGACGATTTGGGAATGCCCGGCCGTACGCTGCTCGCCAAGATATGGGACCAGCATGTCATTGCACGTTTAAGCGAAGATACCGATATCCTCCACGTTGACCGTCATCTGTTGCATGATCTGGGCGGTTCGCGCGGACTGCTGGATCTCAAGAGCCGCGGCCTCAAGGTCCACAATCCGGACCTGACATTCGCGACGCCGGACCATGCCATCTCCACGGCGCCTGGCCGGGCCGGTACGATCAAGATCGGACAGGAACTGCTGGCCGCGCTGAGGATCGAAACTTCGGCTAGTGGCATCCAGATGTTCGATGTTGACCAGCCCGGCCAAGGTATCGTTCATGTTATCGGGCCCGAGCTTGGCTTGAGCCTTCCTGGCTGCCTGATCGTTTGCGGCGATAGCCATACGTGCACCCATGGTGGCCTCGGCGCACTGGCGTTTGGCATCGGGTCGAGTGAATTGACGCACGTGCTGGCCACGCAAGCGTTGATCCAGCGCCGGCCGAAAACCATGCGGGTCAGGTTCGAAGGCAAGCTTCCGCTCGGCGTTGTCGCCAAGGATCTGATCCTGGCTCTGATCGGGCATATCGGCGCCGCCGGCGGCACCGGATACGCGGTCGAATACGCGGGCAGCGCGATCCGCGACATGGCGATCGAAGGACGATTGACGATCTGCAATCTTTCTATCGAACTCGGTGCCAAGATGGGCTTGGTCGCCCCTGACGAAAGGACTTACGAATATTTGCGTGGACGCGCCTATGCGCCGCAAGGC